ATCAGCAGAAGAATTTTATAAGAACTCTAAGGTTGAAACTGACGTTTTTCCCATAGGGCTTGTCACTCCCTTGCGTTTTGGAGATGACAGCAGCGGCCTATTTCAAATGCATTTCACCCTTAAGGGGCAAGTGGGTGATAATCTACGAAATTTGATACAGACGAATTGGGGTGAGCGTCTCGGTTTATATGATTTCGGTGCAAATTTAGAAGAGTTAGCATTTGAACTTGGGGCCGATGCAGCCGACTCAGAGGCCATGCGCCGTATTAAGAAAACGGTTGCAAAATATATGCCGTTTATTAATCTCACTGGATTTGAGACCTATAAGGACAAGACAGGCGACACCGAGCATGTGGCCAAGATTGGTTTGAAAATTCACTATAGCGTTCCCTCAATCAATGTGATGAATCAGGGAATAGATGTAATTATTTTTACGGCGGGCTAAATATGTCAATTGATATTAAGAAAAAACTAAAGAAGACAAGGCAAAGAAATTATTTAGCGAGAGACTTCGATAGTTTTAGAAGCGAATTATTACGTTACGCACGAACTTATTTCCCGGATCGGATTAAAGATTTTTCTGAAGTTTCGTTTGGTGGCCTGCTCTTAGATATGGCAGCAATGGTGGGTGACTCAATGTCGTTCTATCTAGATCATCAATTTAATGAATTGAATTGGGCAACAGCTATAGAATCTAAAAACGTGCAAAGACACATTCGAAATGCTGGTGTTAAAATGCACGGTGCAGCACCTGCTGTAGTGGATGTATCATTTTTTATTGAGGTTCCTTCGGAGGTTCATGGAATGGAGTATCGTCCCCAGTATGAGGCATTGCCGGTTATCTTGTCTGAGACGGTGGTTTTGTCAAAAGAAGGCGTTACCTTTACGCTGGTGGACGATGTAGATTATGGTGACGTTGATAGAATCGGTAATTTATTGGCTGAGGTCACAGTCTCCTCTGTTAATTCTGACGGATCACCTTCTGCTTATATTCTAGAAGCCAAAGGTCTTTGTATTTCTGGGGCGGTTACTAGTCAAGCATTTCGTATTCCAAACGTACATAAAGCCTTCAGGAAATTAACGTTATCAAAAGAGAGTGTAACGTCAATCATTAGTATTCGCGACGGCACAGGAAACATATATTATGAAGTAGAGTCGTTGGCACAAGATACTGTGTTTAAATCGATACCTAATTTTGATGAAGACAGCGAAGAGGTAAATAATAATCTCGAGGTGATACCTGCGCCATATCGGTTTGTGAAACTGTACGATCAGAGACTACGACTAACTTCATTGCGTTTCGGGGGGGGAAATGCTGAATCGTTGGATGACGATATAATTCCAGATCCCAGCGAGTTATCGTTACCGCTGTACGGTAAAAAGACATTCGGCAGATTTTCTATTGATCCGAACGCGTTACTGGACAGCCACACGTTGGGGATTGCACCCTTGAATACCACGTTGACTGTCATGTTTCGTCATGGGGGTGGTATCCGTCATAATGTGTCTGCAGGAACTATTCGTACTGTAGGGACATTAAGGATGGAATTCTCCGGTCGACCTTCAAAGGACGTTGCCGATGGGGTGAGGGCGTCCATTGATGTAAACAACAGGCTAGCAGCTAGCGGAGGCAGCCAAGCCCCGACGCTTGATTCGTTACGGGCTCAAATACCTGCTGCTAGACAGATGCAATCTCGTGTCGTGAGTAAACAAGATTTATTAGCGCGCCTTTATACGATGCCTTCTAATTTCGGAAGAATATATCGTGCTGGAATCAGAGCAAATCCAAACAACCCCTTAGCTTCGCAATTATTCATCATATGTCAGGATAAGACTAAAAAATTAACAATAGCACCGGATACTCTCAAGAAAAATTTGATGACATATCTTAATGAGTTTAGATTGATTTCGGATGCAATGGATGTTCTGGACGCTAGTGTTATTAATGTTGCGATAGATTTTGACATTGTCACTAATCCGGACGCAAACAAGAATATGGTGATTCAGGGTGTAATCCTAGCGCTCAAGGATCTATTTAAGATTGATAATTTTCAAATTGATCAACCCTTGGTGTTGGCAGATATCGTAAATGTGATTATTAATACAACCGGTGTAATTGCTCTCACGGATCTTGAGATAATTAATGTGCAAGGTCAAATTGAAGATCGTATATATAGCGACATCAGCTTTAATGTTGATGCATCAACGGTAAGAGGAATGATCATTGGTTCACCGGGATCAATTTTTGAGCTTAAGTATCCTGATTATGACATAGTAGGAAACGCATCTTAGGAGGTGGTAGATGTTTTTAATATTAACGGCTAGCAAAGACACATATATCACCAACAAGGTAATTGATAATGCGTTTCATGTGAGAGACGCCAATGTCGGTCATGCAGCGACCCTAGATTTATTTAAGCTTTGGGACGAATCCACATACCTGTCGGGTTCTACGCGAGTCACCGGTTCCGTCCAAGAGCTCTCCCGGCTCTTCTTAAAATTTGATTATGGTAGGCTAGCTGCTCTCACATCATCGATTCTAAACATTACGGATCCTACATTTACATGCATCTTAAAGCTATATGACATTCTCGGAGGTCAGGGCGCGCCCATAAACTTTAAGACTGTCTTGTTTCCATTATCTCAAAGTTTTGATGAGGGCCTGGGAAAAGATGTCATTTCGTTTCGTGATATCGGGACGGCAAATTTTGTCACTGCATCATATTCGAGTTCCACCAACAACGTATGGTATATGAGTGGTGCAAATGCTTCCGGAAGTCTTGGTGATACCGGTATTGATATTATAGAGCGAGGGGTTTTAACGACTGGGCAGCCTGAGCAGAATCTATTTGTTGAGCAGACATTCCCCCTCGGAAGTGAAAACCTGGCAATGGATATTACCAAGCTTGTTTCGGCGTCGATAGTCGGTACATTAGCAAACCATGGGTTTAGGTTAGCGTTCACTAGTTCACAAGAGTGGGATCATAAGACGAGGTTTGTGAAACGTTTTGCTTCACGCCATGGAGCGAATCGAAAATTAGTACCGCGTATCGAGGCATCATGGGATGATACAATCCAAGATAGTCACAAGAGTTTCTATTTTGATCTATCAGGCTCTTTATTTTTACAGAACTATCATCGAAGTCAACCGGCGAATATCTTGTCAGGTACTTCTCTTACACAATTGCAGGGTAGCGATTGTATGGTATTAAAATTAGTCACCGGTTCATTTACTACATCGTCCTATGTATCCCAGCACTCAGGTAGCTCGAATGGCCCGGGGATGCCGGGCCTCTATTCGTCTTCTTTCTGTATTCCTTTTTCAACTGGCGGCTTGGTTTATAGTGGCACGGGATGGCCGGGCGATACCATTAATCGTTTTGCGATTAAGAGTAGTTCTATTACATTCGCGACTTATTGGGTTTCTACGGATGGAAATGTTGCATTCCATACAGGAAGCTTAAAAATTCAAACAATCCCTCGAAGCGCATTTAATACTACCGAACAGAGGGTTGACTTGATTGCAACAAATGCGAAGACGGTTTATAAAAAGCGTGAGCGCGTGAAGTTTAGGATTTTTGTGAATGATTTAAGCCGACAACCCAAAGCGTCTAGGGTTCCGTATACGGTCGACAGCACAATACTAGACGAAGTATATTATCAGATCAGAGATGTGAATAGCGATGAGATCATAATTCCTTTTATGAAGAAGAATAACGGCACAAGGCTATCCACCGATTCTGGAGGGTTGTTTTTCGAAATGTTTATGCGAGACTTGACAGACGGCAGATCATACACAATCGATTTCTTGGTGGTGGATAGAGGTATAGAGTTTGTAGAACACGCAAAGAATGTTAGGTTCAGGGTTGAAAACTAATGGCAAAGAAGGGCGCTACATTCGGCGATAGAGGTATTTTTGCATCTAACGTTATAAGACGCTTAACTGGTGGTACCGGTAAGATAGAGAAAAAGAATGCCTCTATGACTTCGGGCGCCTTTAGCTCTACTGATAACTTTAGATACGATCCTCCAGGTACCGGTGTAAAGTCCACGCAACAGATCCCACTAGATTGGGCATTGCTTGAGAATCATACATTTTTTAATTCCGCAGAGGCAAAGGTCAATGTGGCATTTGATGAGATTATTAACTATTTTCCCTTTGACGGAACCAGACAAGAGTTAATTACATTCCAAGATAATCTCACTGGATATGAAAAATATGTTTTGGATATATTCCCTAAGCATGTGGGATTTTTACATTTTTCTGGCACTAGCGTTGTAGAAAACCCTCATCACGGCTACGACGCCGCGCTCGGCTCATATGTGACAGTCAAAGATTTTGCCGGTAATCTATTTCCGGACTTGTCAAAGGATAGATCCGGAAAATCAATTCTAGATCCCGGGAAGGGCTCTATAACGTTTGAGTTTGATCTTTATGTTCCGAAACAATCGATCGCCTCACATCCCCAAGTTATCTTGCAAAAAATCAAGGATAATAACCAGGGAATAACACTGGGCATCTCCGGTTCGCTACCAACAATACTACCTGAAACTTCGGATAGCGAGTCTGAAAACAACGCCGGAATCATAATGATGGTGACGTCTGGTAGTGCATTCCTTAGTTGCTCGATGATAATGCCTCGAGACAAATGGGGGCATGTCTGTGCGACTTTTAATCGACGCCCCGGAAAAAATCAGCTGGAGCTATATCTAGATTCAAAGCTACAGAGCGTATCACCGAACTATAATATGGAAGAAATCGACTTTAAGATTTCTCCGCTATTAATAGGGAGTGGTACGGTTCATCTAACCGGCTCGGCAGAAGGCCCATATTCTAGCAGTATGTTCGTTCCGTTACAGACTCTTTCGGGCACAATGGATGAATTACGGATATTTCATAACACGAGGACGATCGCCCAACAGAAAGCCTCGGCTCAAAAGTCAATTTTTCCGGGGACAAATGATCTTAAGCTATACTTCAAATACAACGAGGCGACTGGATCTTATACGAGCAATGATGTAGTTTTAGATAGTTCCGGCAATTCACTTCATTCTCGAATATCAAATTTTTTAACTACGCTTAGAGAACCCCGAGGTCTGGAAAGTCCACTAAAGCTTGAAAGAGTGGAAGATAATCCCATTCTGTTTCCGGATAATTCGGCAGTCACCGACTTAAACGTAGGGATGTTAGCTGATGCCTTAGAGTTTGATGCAAATAATCCAAACTTAATAACAAAATTAATTCCAACCCACTTTTTACTCGAGGCATCTTATGATGAGGGAATGACTGGAGAAATGGGTGATACAGGTGATGCTTACGGATATTACGATAAACGGGCAATTCCTGGTGGCGGCCAGATACCCTCCCCCCAGATCGTAGCTTCCTTGTTTTACACATGGGCGAAGTATTTTGATGAGATGAAAATCTTTATAGATCATCTCTCAAATGTGCTACATGTTGATTATGATACTGATGATACGGTAGCTGCACAATTCTTGCCTTTTTTGGCTGATTATTACGGTTTTTCACTACCCAACCAGTTTAATAACGCGTCTCTCGAACAAATCATCGATGGTGACAACCTCCAAATCGATGCAAGCCTGTCAAAGAATAGTCTACAGTACATACAAAATCAGCTATGGAGAAGAATTCTTATTAATTTGAACGAGATTATCAGATCGAAGGGTACCATACATTCCCTGAAGGCCTTGATGAGATCAATTGGGCTAAACCCAAACAATAATTTCAGGTTCAGGGAATACGGTGGCGCAAAGTCTAGGGATCTCGGCTCTGCTAGAATATTCAAGACAGAAGTCTCTGCCATGTTAGACATGTCAGGATCGTTACGACAATATGAGGCTCCGGTGACAAGCTCTCGTGGTACGGCAAATAACAAGCCGTTTGTACAGTCTCCATTCCTTTCCGGTGCCCGCGTAGAGCCTGGTACACCCCTCATCCGTGATGGTTCGGCTTTTGTGAGAAGTAGGGACGTGGTGGGAATGCCGGATACCAGTGAGATAATTGGCACGACCGAAGCAAGCGACGGGCTATTTACGTCCGGATCATGGACGTACGAGGGTATATACAAGTTCGAAACTGCTCCCGGTGTCCCTAATCATTTCCCGACCCAGAGCCTTGTGAGAATATGCACCACCGGTTCCTTGTTGGCCCAGCGGGCGCAAGACGATCCCGGCCTCCACTATCATAATGCTTATCCCATGGTCGCCGTTAACTTGATAGCATTTAGATCGGGTTCAAAATATGAGTCTGGTTCATTACGAATGTACGCTCGCCCCGGTCGAGGTAAGCAGTCCCCCAACCTGCCAGCGTCGACGTTGGTGTTCAGTCTAAACGATGTTAACATCTTTGACGGAGCAAAATGGCACATATCCATGGGCCGTGAAAGAAATGATGAGATAGATTCTGTTTATTCATCATCATACTTCATTCGCGCCGGTCGCCAATGTTTTGGGGAGCTGGTAGAATATAAGTCAGCTAGTGTATATTTTAGTGAGGAGGGTGACGCCGCACGTCAACAGTATGGTCAGGGGGGTGTGTGGCAAAACCCTTCACAACTTTACAACACATCAGGGTCTTTCTTTACGATCGGATCTCAAAGCTTGGGCCCCGCCGAAGCAAACAGCGATGACGTATTTTTGAATAGTACTGTATACGTGACTGATGACGTGGCTCGATATACAAAGTTTAGCGGCCGACTGGCGCAAATCAGGTTTTGGTCCAAAGCCCTAACGATCACGGAAGATATGGAACATGCCCGTAGCTTCAAGTCATTGGGTGTGCAAGATCCCAGGACTAATTATAACTTCGTGAAGACCGCTAGCGGATCCTTTGCTCACCTTCGAATTGATGCATCAACAGATCAGCCTGTGACAAAATCCGATGGCCTCGGAGAAGCAACATTATTTGATTTTTCCCAAGCCACAGTCTCTGGATCTAGAGGTGCTGCATGGTTCCAGTCAGATAGCATGAACAAAAAATACTTCCACCTTTCGGGTAGCGGCTTTGCTAGCGACGCTCAGATTATTAAACCAGAGAGATTTGATTATAGCATTATCGATCCTAAGTTCGATGAGGGTGGTACTACTAATAAGATACGCATTCGTAGTTGGCAGAATTACGAAAATGTTGAGAAGTACGGAGGCGTCGTCGCACCGTTATATGAGTTGCCCCCTAGCGAGAAGCCTACCGACGATACTCGGTTTGCCATAGAGATATCGTCAGTGCAGGCGTTGAACGAAGATATGATCAGTATTTTTGCTACGCTGGACTCGCTTGATAACATCTTAGGAGCGCCGGAACTCTTGTTTTCGATCGACTATCCGGAGCTTCGGGTGTTAAGGGATGTTTATTTTCAACGCCTAACTGATAAAGTTAAACTTAAGTCATTCTTTGAGTTCTTTAAGTGGTTCGACTCTTCGGTCGGTGTCATTATTGAGAGCTTGGTGCCCAGGAAGACTAAGTTTTTAGGAGTTAATTTTGTGATTGAATCTCACATGCTTGAGCGAGCAAAGTTTAATTATAACTATAGTGATGTGTACCTGGGCGAGAACAACAGGCACGGCTTAAAGGGTGTGATTCTTTTGAGGCAGATCGTCGGAGACTTAAAGAGGTTCTAATGGCATATGCAGTTCAACTAGTAGGATACGCCCTGACCCGAAAGTTTAGTGCCGGCACAAGAGACCTTCGCACTCAGGCCGGTACCGAGTATATTTCTGATGGGGATCTGCAGGGCTGGTGGCGCTTGAACGAAAACGTCGACGGAACAGGGTCCAACACCGGCGATGTCACGGATAGCAGCGGCAACGGCCGAGCAGGCACGTTCGACCTCGATGCCGAGCGGCCGATCCGGTCTACCCTCACACCCTCTGCCCGGTTTATGCAGGACGCGTCATGTCATTTTCGAGGCTTGGAGGACTCCGGCGCCGACGGCGTTAACATTGGTTCGGGCACGACGTGGAATGCCATCATAGGAAACGCGACCGGTGGAACATCGCAGGTGACCGTCTCGGTGTGGATCTACAAGATCGAAGATGGCGGCTCCGACAACGGCACAATCTGGAGTTTCGGAATCGGCTCAAACTCGTACGGCGGTCTCACCCTTTATTCCACGTCCGAGAATAGACTGACTTTTGATACTTGGTGGGGCGGAGCTGGCGGTAATAGGGCCCGATGGCGAACCCAAAAGGGCGTCTTCAAACGTGAAAGGTGGCATCACATTGTTCTAACGTATGACGCCCGTGACCCCGGGAATGAACCAATAATCTACGTTAACGGTAGGGTACCCCCGAATTCTGGGTGGAATGGCGACGACTTCCCGCCCGCTGACTCGACATGGGACGGCATTTCCGAGGTGGTTGACTTTACCAACTGTTACATCGGCTCTCAGATTTTCGGCTCTGACGACATCTCGGCTCTGGGTTTCAACGGCATGATTGCAGACGTTGCTGTCTGGAACTCAGTGCTCAGTCCTCACGAGGTTGCAGCGCTAGCTACGGTCCGCTCGACCGGAGCATATCTCGTAACTCGTAATTACAACCTACGGGGCAGCATCGCGACACTCTCTTCATCGATCGATAGCTTCAGGCAGGGCGTGAGCGTTCGCAGCATGGCCCAGCGCTACGTGGGAATGTCTCCTAAGCTAGCCGCAGGGTCAGCGCCTCGAATGGTGATAGACAATAAATTGATCGAGTTTCAGGACACGATCTTTGATGAGACGAATCAGCCCCCTCGCATCTCTAAAATATTGTCCGGAAGTTCGATCGCCGCCCTTTCCGGATCAACGACATCGCTTAACTCTGCTCGGGGTATCATCTCGTTCATTCCTAATCATGAGATGGTCCGTCGCGATTTTGGCCAGCCCAAGTTATTTAAGGATAACGAACCCTACGAGGATATGTCGAAGTGGGATCCGGTGGTTTTTATAAGCAACTGTGAAGAGTACATGATCTATCCTTATGTCCTCGCAAACGCTTCTATGCGAGATCCGGAGCAGATGGACGGTGTGATAGAGCCCCTGGCAATTCGTTCTCGGGCCAGCCGCAACTCTATTGACTGGCCTTACGAAGCACATTCTGTCTGGGGACTTTTGTTAGAGGGTGCAGAAGACAGTCGTCGCAGATCGTGCCCCATAGTTCAACAAATAGATCTCCAGCCTACGAACATGGAACCCTTCGAGGACGGCGGTTATGAGTTTATGGGATTCACACCCCTATCGGGCTCCGTTCTTTCTGGTTCGTTGCCATACGGCGCGATCGTTAGCAACTATGGTTACCTTCATGATAACCCTGCTGTAATCAACCCATGGCTCGATACGTCAGATCGGGAGGAGGCGTATGCACCGCTGCTCAAAGACCCGGTTGCTTCTGGGAGCTACAACAACACTCTCGCCATTCCGTTCGACCGTTCGATATACGACGCACTCATGCAGGTGACCAGTTCTATAGACGATCTCACGCTACGCCATCACAAATCAGCTCCAGCAGGGTATGATTACCTTGATGCTGAGGACGGAACGGACTCCATCGTGTTTGGGGGTTGGAAGAAATAATGCCGAAAGTAAGTAAAAATAAGTATCAATTTCAGGTAGAAGACTATAACTTGAGCCAAGATTTCAGCATTGGCTTTCCGTTCGCATCGCATGACGAAGGCATCGCGGGAATGATGAACATCAAGCATTATACGTCTTCCGACAACCTGCAGGGTTGGTGGCGGCTCAATACAGATCTGGCCGCCGATGACATCGCACCCGATTCTAGCGGGAAGGAACGTCACGGTGCGGGGACTGAAACTATTCCCCTTCCCTTGCGGACGGTCGCTCATCCGCCATCGCTAACAGGCAGATCAATTCAGCAGACGGCTTGTGGGTTCTTATATCCTGCTAATTACTACCCTTCCGGCGGCGGTCGAGCTATTGACATCAAGAAAGCCACAACCGGTGCCGATTGGGATGACATCTTTACCACGTCTGGGGCAATATCATTCGCTGCGTGGATACAACCCCTTGGGACACGTAATGTCTCCGCTCCCGACTTCGGGCGTGTTCTTGAGCTAGGCTACAGCCCGGGCTATACCGGCGGACCTACGGGCGGGTGGGGTATCATGATCAATGATGCTGCGGATAATTCCGTTACCGACTCGGGATACTGTTTC